TTGTTAAGATACTTGATGAAAATGATATTAAAAAATATGATGTCTTTTTAATAAAATTAGTTTCACCTGTACCAAACCATGCCGCAGTTTTTATTGGAAACGATAGAATTTTACATCACGTATACGGTAGACTGTCCAATAGAGAAATATATGGCGGATATTGGAGAAAACATACCACGCACCATTTAAGGCACAAATCATTATGTTAAAGAAAGTAACACTTTACGGAGAATTAGCAGAAAAGTACGGTAAGGACTGGTCCTTAGATGTAAACTCGCCTGGAGAGGCCTTCAAAGCTCTATCTGCAAATAACCAAGGATTTAGACAGTTCGTTGCTTATTCAGAAGAACGAGGTGTCGGGTATAAAGTAATGGTAGGAAAGTCTTATATTAATGACTATTCTGAGCTAGGACACCCTTCGGGGCGTCAAGAAATTAAAATAATACCTGTAATACTTGGAGCAAAAAGTAAAGGCCTAGGTATGATACTACTAGGTGTTATGATCATTAGTGGATTCTATATATATGGACAATCTATAATAGCAGCAGGTGAAGCTGCAGCTTTGGCTAGTACTGCAGGTGGCGGTGCTGTAGGTGGCGGATTGACAACAAGCCTTGGTGTATTTGATACTATAAGCATGGGAGTAGCTAATGCTGGTTCTATGGGTACTATGGCAATGAAGTTCGCTGGAGGCTTAATATTGGGAGGAATCGCCTCTATGTTAGCACCAACCCCTGAACTTCCAGATGGAGATAAGCCTACAAACTATGGTTTTGATGGGGCATCTAACACAGCTAGACAAGGCTATGCCATCCCAGTATGTTACGGGCAATTATTAATAGGGGGAACTGTTATAAGTTCAGGAGTTTCACCAGAGGATTATACACCATGAGTAATAAAGATTGGATTAGAGGTGCTGGCGGTGGTAAAGGCGGTGGTGGTGGTGCAGCTATAGAAGATGACGATACATTATTTTCAGATTCTAAAGCTAGAATTATTGATTTGCTATCCGAAGGTGAAATAGTAGGGTTATTAAACGCGGAAAAATCTATTTACTTAAATGAAACCCCTCTACAGGATTCTGCGGGGGGCAGTAACTTTGACGATGTAGCTTACATTACTAGAGAAGGTACCAATTCTCAGACTCATATACCCGGGTTTGCAGGAACAGAAAATTCAGTGGGCGTAGGAATTATAGTAACTAAAGTGCCTCCTGGAGCCATAACTGAAACATTCTCATCTACTACAGTGGATGCCATAAGAGTTATAATACATACTCCATCACTTTTAGATGCGGAGAATGATAAAGGAGACTTACACGGTTCTACCGTATCCTTCAAAATTTATATTGAAAAAGATAATGATGGTTCTTGGATATTAGCAAAAACAGACTCTTTTACAGGGAAAACATCAGCAAAGTACGAAAGAGCGTATAGAATAGATATACCAGCAACTTGGAAGTCTTCTGGGTTTACTTCTATAGCTATTAAAGTGGAAAGGACTAGCGACGACGCTTCTTCTACAAAAATACAAAATAAAATATTTTTTAGTTCTTATGCTAAAATTATAGATAATAAATTAAGATACCCTAATAGCGCTATAATAGCTACGCAGGTAGACGCTAGACAGTTTACTTCTATCCCTAATCGAGCATATGAAATAAAAGGAGTAAAGATAAAAGTTCCTAGTAACTATACTCCTTACGATCCAGGCCACTGTTCATTAGCTGGTTATAGACGACAGGATAGATGTACGCAAGCTGGCGGTACCTGGATAGGTACCTCGCCTGGAGGTACTTTGTACACAGGCTCGTGGGACGGTACATTTGATACTGATGACAGATACGGATTAGGTAAATGGCTTTCTGCTAATCAGATGGATAAGTGGTCATTATATGAAATTGGAAAGTATTGTGATGCCGTGGACAACTCAGGAAACTTTATTGGAGTTGACGACGGCTGGGGCAATAAAGAGGCACGATTTACTTGTAATTTATACTTACAAGGACGAGAAGAAGCTTTCAAAGTACTTAATGATATATCCTCAGTTTTCCGAGGTATGATATACTGGCAACAAGGGCAAATTAGTGCTATACAAGATGCACCTAAAGACCCAGTTATGAATTTTTCTGATGCTAATGTTATTGATGGCATATTTACTTATGAAGGAACCTCTAGGAAACAGAGACATAACGTAGCACATGTTACTTGGAACAATCCAGAGGATTTTTATAGGCAGAATGTTGAATATGTAGAGGATGCTCCAGGGATAGTTAATGCTAATAACCAGATTTTTTCTACGTCTATAGTTGCTGTAGGTTGTACTTCCCAAGGACAGGCTCGTAGAGTTGGCAAGTGGGTTTTATATACTGAAAGACATGAGACTGAAACTGTAACATTTACAACAGGTATGGAAGGTGCAGTAATTAGACCAGGAGACCTTATTAAGATAGCCGACTCCCATAGAGCGGGTATTCGTTATGGAGGTAGAATTGCAGCAGGTAGTACAACTACTACTATTAAATTAGATGCTCCTACTTCTGTTACTACGGCTAAACTTTATAAGTTATCTCTAATTAATACAGAAGAAGCTTGTATACAGTCTGGAGTTAAACAAGCTGAGACTACTCAAAACCTTATGTGTGGGTAGAGACCAAGGATGTCACTAGTATTCCAACTACAGAAAAAGTAACAGAAATTACAGTGACCTCTGCATTCGCCAATACTCCTACTACTAATTATATGTGGATATTGGAGGAGATGGGGTCGGTAGAGGCTCAGGATTTTAGAGTATTAATGACTAGAGAGTCTGGCCCTAATTTGGTTGAAATTTCAGGACTGAAGTATCATGGAGCTAAGTATGGGTTGATAGAAGAGAACCTAGCTTTCTCCTCCAAGTCTACCAGTAGTTTACCTAATCCTAGTGACCCAATACCTTCCCCAGCTAACTTAACTATTAGCGAGGAATTGTATGTTGATTCAATGGGTAATGTAAAAAATAGAGCACAATTTTCATGGGATGCCCCTAAAACTGTAGGTACCTCAACTACTTATCCGTATATTGCATCTTACTATGTTGAATGGAGAAGAAAAGCTCCCGCTATTACAAACTGGACTTCCATTGGTGAAACTTCCGCTCAAAGTATTGTTATTGATGATGCTCCAGCAGGTACGCTAGAGTTTCGAGTTAAGACAAGGAGAATTTTCTAATGCTATACTCACCCTTTGCCAACTTAACCGCTGAGGTATATGGTAAATTAACCCCACCTAATAGTGTAACTAACTTTACTATGGTTGCCCAAGGCGACCAGGCTAAACTTAACTGGACTAGAGTAGAGGACCTAGATGTTGTTAATGGAGGGTCATACTGGATTAGATATACTAGTTCCTCCTCCCCTAGTTGGGCATCTTCAACGGATGTAATTAAAACAATACCCGGCAACTTAGATACTTACTCTGTAGCACTAATGTCTGGATCGTACCTAATAAAAGCCTTAGATTCTACCGGTAATGAGTCTGGTACAGCAGCTATAGTTACTTCAGACGTTGCGGATATTTTAGGCCTAAATGTAGTATATACTAGCACACAGGACCCCTTATTTGGTAGTAATACAGGAGATAAAGGAGTAAACGATAGTGACTCCTCAAACGTATTTTATGATTCTAATAATCAGGCTGTACAGCTAGATACGGTATCTCTAGCCTCAGGCACGCATGATGCTTATTATAATACTGGAACTCATGAGGATGATGTAGTATCTTCAGGTACGCATGATGACGCTAGATCTACAGGTACTCATAATGCTATATTGAATAGTGGCAGTACTGAGTTTCAAAATACTAACTTTGTAGACACAGCTTCTGGAAATTTTGACGATAGGAGTGGTAGTTTTGATGATATTACTCACATTACTAATAAGCTAGAGGATGATAATGCTTCTTTTGACTCTAGCTGGTTAAATAACCTTATTAGGAATACTACAGATGATACTACCGCAACAGTAAGTGCTGTAGATAGTGGCACAGTACTAACCCTTAGCTCTGATATATTTGACGCTTCTGGAGAAAATTATAGGCTAGAAACAAAAACTACTGAGTTAAGAGACACTTCGGCTACATTTGTAGCAGGAGACGTAGGTAGAACAGTACGAAATAATACAGACGGGGGTACCGCGACCATATCATCTATAGATAGCGCTAACTTGGTTACTTTATCCTCAGCTCTCTTTCAAAACGATCACGGAGATACTTGGGAGCTTGAAGCAGGGCCTAATAACCTTAGGGATACCGGCGCGAGCTTTACTTCTGCGCTAGTAGGTAGAACTGTACGAAATACTAATGATGGTACTACTACTACAGTAAGTGCATTTGTTAATTCTAATGAGTTAACTTTGTCCTCGGGTATCTTTGATAATAAGGATGGACACGTATATGAAGTGGAGCCAGGGTATGATAGGTTATATGACCCCACTGCCTCATTCTCTACAGCCGTAGTAGGTAAACTAATCAGAAATACTACGGATAATACTACTGCGACTGTATCTTCTAGAGTAGATGGTACTGAATTAATTCTATCCTCGGGTATTTTTGATAATCAGGATGGAGAAGGGTACAGAATTGAAGTACCCAGTTATAGGTTAAGGGATACAGGTGCGAGTTTCACAACAGCAACCCATAATAATAGAATAATTAGAAACTTGGACTCAGGAGCGCTGACTACTGTATCTTCCGTAGAGGATTCCACTACTTTGGTAGTAGTTTCTAATATATTTGGGCAGACTAATGCAGCTAATTATAAGGTGGAAGGGGATGTGCTATCCTCTGGTTACTACTATTTTACGGACCAAGAGTACGATCTTGGTCAGGTATATAGCAGTAGAATTACTGCAAGCTATGCGTGTAACTCTTTCTCAAGTACCACGCTATTTGACGGAACTTCAGGCAGTTTTGACTCTGGTTCCGGACTATTCGATGGTACTGATATATCTGACACTAACGCCTCTTTGGAGATCTCTAAAACTACGGGGGACCCTGCATCCTCTCCAACCTGGACTAATTGGGCTCCTTTCTTTGTAGGAGACTACTCTGCAAGAGCTGTAAGATTCAGACTATCTTTAACTAGCAGTAGTGCTACTCATAATATAAGAGTAGATGAATTATCTGCTACTATAGATATGCCAGATACTACTAAGAGAGACACTGGTATATCTAGTGACTCAGGTACTAATAATGGTACTAAAGTTATACTCTACTCTACTTCTTTTAAAACGGTACCTACTGTAGGTATTACGATGCAGAACGCTGCTTCAGGAGACTACTACACGATATCTAGCGCTACGGCTACTGGATTTACTGTAACTTTTTATAATAGTAGCAATACTGCTACACAAAAATCATTCAATTGGATGAGCACAGGATACTAATATGGCAACACATGACTATAGCATAGCAAATCAATCATTTCCGGCAACTAGATCGGACTTAAATAGTGCACTTACTGCTATCAAGAGCAGTAATAGCGCTGCATCAGCCCCCGCCTCTTCTTTAGTGGCGGGTCAGCTATTCTTTGATACTTCAAACAGTAAATTACAAGTATATACTGGATCTGCATTTAAAGACGCAGCTTTAGATGCTTCTGGTGACTTAACAGTTACTAATGATCTAACCGTACAGGGTACTTTAATAGAATCCTCTTCTAGAGAGCTTAAAACAGCAATAACTTCTTTAACTCCACAGCTAGATAATATAATGAAGCTAAATCCTGTTTCATATATTAAGAAGGCTACAGGTTTGGCTGAACTTGGGTTTATTGCAGAAGATGTAGCAGAAGTGTATCCTACAGCGGTATCGGAAGGAAGTAAAGGGGTGCATTATAGTAGGCTAACATCCGTGTTAGTAGCTGCCGTGCAAGAACTTAAAGTACTGGTGGATACTCAAGCAGCTGAAATACAGGAGTTGAAAAGGGTTGGAAAAATTTAACTCTTGACTTTTCTGTTGGAATTTGATATAATAGTTAGTAAGAAAAGGTCATTAAAATAATTTGGTGTACACCTTTTAACAAATTTATTATGGCAGCAGGTATTTATAATTTAAGTATTGAGCAGGGGTCCTCTTGGGAACTTCAAATGTCTATAGATTCTACAGCTGGAAATGACTTAAATATTACAGGGTATACTTTTGATGCAAAAATAGCTAAATCGTATTATGATGATAACCCTATATCAATTACAGCCGCTATAGTTAATGCAGCAACAGGTAGTATTAAATTAAGCCTAACTCCTGCTCAAACTACAGCATTAGATGCAGCAATAGAGTACATCCATGATATAGATATGACCTCTCCTGCTGGAACAGTTACTAGATTAATGGAAGGAAGAGCAACAATTAGTCCGGGGTTATAGTCATGGCAGTAATAGTTACTGTAACAGAGACTACAGGTAATGAAATAACGGTTACTACCGATGAGGTAATAATCACAACAAATTCAGTAGCAGTAGGAGACGCAGGAGATATATCATTTACTCCTGTTGGAACCATAACTGCTACGAATATACAGGATGCCTTGCATCAAATAGCGGACCAAAAGTTCGTACAAACTACAGCTCCCGCAGTCTCAGATAATAATCTAAGCTTATGGTATATAGAAATACCACGTGGGAAGAAATAACCATAGCGGCTCAATTATCGGAAAGCTCAGGTACTGCAGAGTACTCTGACGTTACTCTTAATGGAGGGTATTTTTAAATGGCAAACGTAATCAAAATTAAACGCAGTACTACTACTGCAACACCAACAAGCTTGGCCGAGGGCGAATTAGCCTATTCGGAAAATTCCAATAATTTATTTATTGGTACAAGCGGAAGCAACGTAACTGTAATCGGTGGTACCGAAGGCATCGCAGATGCAGTAGGAGCAATGGTAACTGGAAATACTGAAACAGGTATTGCAGTAACTTACCAAGATTCTGATAATACTTTAGATTTCGCACTTACAGCTGATCCAACGATCACTTTAGGCGGAGACTTATCAGGTTCAGCAACATTAACAAACTTAA